CCCTGACCGCCCGGTTCTACTACCCCGGTGGAGAGTTCCCCATGTCCAATGACATGAGGTATCGGCCAGGAGATGAGTGCAGAAAGAAGCTGCTCACTGATCTCAGGAGCAAGAGCCTGTCTACCCTGGGCTTCAACTCGGATGTCTTTGAGGGCAAGTTCGATGACAACCGTTACGTCCAAAGCCTCAACAACAACAAGGGGATGGACGAGAAGCACGACAGGGCCATCGCTGCTCTGCGGGCAGCAGACGACATCAACCAGATCGAAAACATCCAAAGCCATTACAAGGGGATGGCCTTTAGTGACGACCAGATGGGTGAACTTGACAAAGCCTATCAGGACGCCCAGGAACGCATCGACGAACGTGAAGCAATCCAGCAAGAGTAGAGTGTAAAATGAGTGGTAGCTGGGAGGCTACCACATGCTCTATCTTGTTGCGTTACTCGTGCCACTGTCACCCGCCAGGGATGACATCGTGGCCATCATCGAACTTAACCACGTACATGGGAGGAACTGGGAACACAGGTTTGACCAGTTCATCTTCTGGGAATTCAAGCACCACCTCGACCCGCTGGACGACAGGCCCAAGTGGTCTTACCATGTGCGGGACTGGTGCATGGCCAAGCCTGGGGAGTACCGCCTGAGAAAGGAGAAAGGCAAGTGGGTACTACTGCTCTGGGATACCCGTGGGGGAGGAAATCTCCTTCGCAAGATCGAGGGCGTGGGCTTCCGAGAGACATCAACTAACTATGACCGGGAAGTGGTCGAGAGGAAACGCCTCATGGTAGAGCGCCGCCGCAGGCTGGTGCCGTAGGAGATAAGTGTGGATACAGTAAAAGCCTGCCCCTTCTGTGGAGGAGAGGCCGAGGTGGATGAGGGTGTAAGCGGATACATCCTGGCCACCGTAACGTGCAAGAAGTGTGGAGCATTCATGCCCGGCAGCATTGTTACCGCTGCTATCCGGCAGTGGAATCGTAGAGAACCCGTAACCTTGGAGAAAGAATAATGACAGACGACAGAAAAAAGTTGACCCCTGAATTTTTTAACAAGCCTGGAGCAAACCCCTGGGGACGTGAGGCAGAGGAGCGCGGTGATTGTGAGCTAAAATTGACCTGCCTGGCTGACGTGGAACCCCTCGAACCAGGTTCCCGTGAGGGCAGGGGGCTTGAAAGTGCTTACCGCCGTGGGTTTGTCCAAGGATACTGGAGGGCATTAGATGATCTGCGGGATTTGATTGGAGCAAAGGCATACAAAAGGCTGCGTCTGTCGAAGCAGGAAACCTTTCTGGACACCACACTTTTCCAATGGAGATACACATTTCATGAGGGCCAAGTAGAGTTCCCCCCCCACATGGAAGACAAATGATGGTGAGTGAAACTAGAGACAAAATTACATACGATTTCATGGATAACCTAAGTGACCGTCATCATGATGAATGGACGATGTTCCTTGAGGGGTTTGGGGCGGCCTTTAAGATGTCCGGGCTGACCCAGATGCCATGTGATGCGATGATGATTTTTGATTTGTACATGGAGTTCGTAAAAAGGCGGCTTGATGAGGAGGGTTGGACTGATGAGCCAGTAGACAGACGCTCTGAGCAAAGGAAATGGTTGGGACATGCAATAATTCTCGTTCGTGACTTCCCTAGCTGGTCAAATGCCAGGATTGCAAGAGAGGTGGGCAAGCACCCATCAACCCTGTGTCGTAGCAGTGAATTTCAAGCGGTCGCAGATCAATACCGGAATGGCACAGGAGATAAGGAGGGAGAATGAGCCAGACATACCTGAGAGGGTTTACTGCTGATGAGCCGAGCGCACCTGATGCCTCTGGCTTTATCGAAAGACCGTACCAGCGCAACGCTCGCATTGCTGTGGAGTCAGCCTTCGGTGATATGGATGCTGTCATTGTGGAGATGGCGACGGGCCTGGGCAAAACAGAAATCTTTACTCAGCTAATGAGTCGCTGGGAAAGAGGCAGGTGCCTTGTGATCGCCCCGATGATTACCCTCGTGGCCCAGGCAGCACAGAAGATTTCACAGCGTACCAACGTGCATCCCGGTATCGAACAGGCTCACAACTGGTCAGACGAATCCACATGGAGCCGTAGCCCCTTCGTGGTAGCCAGCAAGGATACCCTTGTGCGGGGGCGATACCAGCGGATAAAGGATGTGGGCCTGGTCGTTGTGGATGAAGCACACCTGTCCATCACCAAGAGTTGGGCGAACCTCCTTGACCACTTCATGGCACAGGGAGCTAAGGTGCTGGGTGTCACCGCCACAGCCAAGAGACACGACCGCAAGAGCATGGCCAACCTCTACGAGGGTTGTGTCTACCAGTACGGCATCGTGGATGGCATCCGTGATGGCTGGCTAGTCAATGCCCAGGCACGCTGCATACGCCTCCAGTCCCTCAACCTCTCGGAAGTTACCATGTCCTCCACCACGATGGGCAGGGACTTCAACCAGCTAGACCTGAGTGAGCAGCTAGAGAAGTACGAAACCATCTACGAGATCGCTGACGTGACCGCACGGGAGACAAGGGGACTCAAGACAGCCATCTACTGTGCGAGTGTCGCTGAGGCACAGATGGTATCAGAGAGGCTTTCAGATAGCTATGGGATCAAGTCTGCGTGGATATGTGCCGATACCAGTAGATGTAGCCCGCAGCAGAGACACGACGCCCTGGAGTCCTTCACTAAAGACCCCGGTGGTGTGACGCACCTGTGCAACGTGGGTATCCTGACCACCGGCTGGGACTTCCCCGGCCTGCAATGTATCGTCATGGCCCGGCCAACAAGATCCAAGATGCTCTACACCCAGATATTCGGACGTGGTACACGCCCCCTGGAGGGCACCGTGGACTTCGCAGGCTCCACCGCAGACGCCCGATGTGAAGCCATAGCAGACAGCAGCAAGCCCTTCTTCAGGATGATTGACCTTGTAGATGTGACACTGGCCCATAAAATTATGACATCCCCTGACGTGATGGGCGGTACGTGGGGAGTCGATGTCGTGGCGAGGGCCAAGGAAAACCTGGCCGAGAAGGACGAAGTTGTCGAGATCGACGAAGTACTCAGAGCCGCACAGAAACAACTGCAACTTGAACGAGAACAGAAGGAACGGGAGGAACGCGCCCGTGTTGCAGCAGAGGCACAGTACAGGTCACAGCACGTTGACCCCTTCGGTGACAGCCCGGAGGGTGAGGTTAAGACAAAGAAGAAATGGGGCGCGAGGTTCCCCTTCGGAAGGTTTTGCGGAGAACTTGTTCGGGACACACCGACGTGGTACTTGAGAGGTTGCATGGATGGCAAGCCCAGGATCAGGGCAGCATGGTTATGGAAGTCCATCTCTAAGGAACTGGAGAGCAGATGATATTCGCCAAGAAGGTGACGGACGACGCTGGTATGATATGGTGGTTGTTCTTCGGAAAGGAATCTGAGGAGTCACCCCTGATGATTATGTCCGATGCCCAGGCCAAGCGATTCGTAGAGGAATACGAACGTGAACTCGAAGAAGAAGGCGAGTGACCAGCGCCGCAACTGGGCAACAGAACATCCCGCCTGCTGGATATGCGGGAAGGAATCCTACCGTGGATTCCCCCTGGAGACACACGAGATTGAGCGAAAGTCGCAAGCCCCCAGCCGGTGGGCGAGTCCGGTAAACTATTTCAGGACATGCAAGAAGTGTCACATGGATGACCTTGCTGCCATGCCTCACGCCAGGCAACTGGCATACAAGCAGAGGCACGACAAGGAGAACTACGACCTGGATCAGTGGCTCAGGCTTCGTGACCCTGAACTGAAAGCCCCTGATCGCATAACGCAAGGAGAAGTTGACGAATGGACTCGGAAACTGTTCTACTAGAGCTACCCTATCCACCCACCGTAAACACCTACTGGAGAAGTATCGGTCGTGGGCGAGTCATTATCAGCGCCAAGGGACGTGACTATCGCAATGCGATATGTGAGTACGTCATCGCTGAGGACTCACGCCACCATGCCGGTCGCCTCCGGGTAGTGATCCGCGCTTTTATGCCTGACAGGAGGCAGCGGGATCTGGATAATATACCTAAAGCTGTTCTGGATGCACTCGAAAGCGCCGGGGTATTCAAGAACGACGAGCAAGTAGATGACCTGCGGATAATTCGTATGGGGGTAGAGCCGCCAGGTCGCATCGAGGTAGAGATTACTGAATCGGAAGGCGGCTGGGATGAATTGGGAGATAGTACCTAAGTACATTATCTGGTCATTTATCGTAATCATCTTCGTCTGGGATGTGATTGCCAACTCTTGCGGCCACCATGAGGCCACGGTAAGCTACGCCCTGCTCGAACTGAGCCAGCGCCACCCGGTTGTGGCCTTCCTGTTCGGGCTGCTGGCAGGGCACGCCTTCTGGCCCAACAAGTAAACATGGCCTTTCACACAGCAACCAACTACAATAGGTGAAACAATAACCAGGAGAAGACAATGGGAATCACTGGACGTTCGATAGCGCAACCAGAGTATACCACACAGAAAAACCACCTCCTCCACTCCTCTGTGGTGGATGGATTGGCTTACTCGTGGTCAAATGCCACCTATAACTATACTGCGGCGGATACAATTCTGGCCGTTCAAAACGACAGCACTACCCAAAAACTGCACATTGACCAGATATGGTGTCATGGGGACACCACAACGCGCGTAATCGTCCATGCGACAAGTGAAAATGGCTTCACTATGGCAGGAGCAGCCGGAGTCACAGGAGTCAATTTGAACAGAGCTGGTACTCCAGCAACAGCCTCTGCGACCGCTTTTGCGCATGAAAGCGGAAATACGCAGGGTAATATCTTCTGGGCTGGCAGCATTCCAGCCGACAACGCTACGCCCGTAGCCATTGGCCTCGGTATTATTCTGGGTGTGGATGATGGCAGTGGCGAGGCAGGCGGAGTTATCGCCGTGGATTTCACTGACGTTGGCGGGGAAGCCCTTGTCACTATCATCGGCCACTATGAGAACGCCTAATGTCAAGTGTCACAGTACAAGTAGAAGCCGACGCTGATGACGGCTACCGCGTTAACTCAGGTGGTGGCTTCTCTTTCGATAATAGCGGTGATTATGCCAGCATCGGGGCCATTAACCCCGGCCCTGGATCAACAGACACGACCTGCTACTTCCGCTTCCTGAGCGTGGGTATCCCCGCCGGTGCCACAATCCTTACGGCCAAGCTCCAGTACAAGCTGAACACAGCCTACTCGGTAGCCGATAAGACATGCGACATCCATGCC